GTCTGCTATCAGGTTGATTAAGGTGTTTACTGTATTCTCTGCTCTAGCGGCCATTTCTACCGCGCATTCCCATTTATTGCGCCACCCTTCGATTTCTTTCTTGGCCTCGTCGCGCTCTCTCTGCATTTTAAATACATCTCTTTGCCAATTGATTACTGCTAAACGATGTTTTTCAATCGCCTTATCGCGCTCACGTTCAACTGCCGCAAGCTCCTCACGAATAGTGGAAACCTCAGATGTAGTTAGAACAATCCAATCTTTAGGAGCTTTATGTTTGTGCAGCCATTCAGCGCGGCGATTGGCTTCTGCTGTATCACTCATTGCATTTGTCTCATCATTTTGTTTACTTTGAGTGCATAGAGGACTTTATTCTCATGCTCGATTTCCTCTAACGTCTTTTGCGGTTGCGGTAGATCACCTACGTAATCAAAATCTACTGGATCTGGCTGGTGACTGAATTGTTGTTTGATCACTGGTTCTTCCGATTTGTGCATATACATATGCTTCAGATGCGGAGTTGTCCCTTTAGGGTAGTGGAATTGGCGTGTTTCAGTGTATGTTTCCTTGTGCATTGACGAACAAGCGCACAATGACATGGTTAGTAGTATTAGTGTTATTTTCATAGGTAGTGTTTGTAGTTAGCCATTATGCCGTTTGATTTGGAATACCACCCGTCTCCGGTGTAGACATCCATTACATCCGCGAAATACTTCTCATACATTGGTGCTACCCTCTCTAATGTGAAGTTTTCACCAAAGTGTCGGCAATCCAATGGGTCGATGTAGTTGATCATTTCTATCGCTTCCACGTAGTCACCCATAGTTCTGCAACGAAATCCTGTTCTTCCATGGATGTTATTCTCTGTGAAGCTACCCCAATCTGAAGTAATCGTTGGAGTCCCAGATAGTAGGTTCTCTACTTGGACGCCTCCGAATGGTTCTACATACTGGCTAGGAACGAAGGATGCTTTAGCTTTCGACATGAGCCTCTTCCTAGTAGGCACATCAGCGTATCCTACATACTCTACATGGTCTGGTAACTTGTAACCTTCCTCTTTTTGTCCTGCGATTACTAGCTTTACCCCTGCGCGTTTTGTCGCATCTATGGCAATATCTACACCTTTTCCAGAGTAAACCCTTCCAAGATATAGAAAGTAATCTTCTTTCTCTTCGGAATATTCAAAGTCATCAATATCGAAGTAGTTTGGGATAACTACATCGTAGTTGCTCTGACGGCAGCTTCCTACTGCCTGCATTCCACAGTAAGCATGGTAGATTGCGTATGATTCAAATACCTTCCACCTAGCCCAGTGTCCTCCAGCATATCCGATACCCGGCTCTACACAGATTAAGTCTGGGTGGGCATCGCAGACGGGACGAACACCACTACCCCAGAATGGCAAGATAAAGTCGTTACTCCGTTTTCTCTTGCCAACCTCGCGGATTGCGTTGTCGTAAAACTTACGATACGCCAAGTCGGTGGTAGAAAACTTGAAGAATGTTTTACGCCAGTCATGTGATCCATAGGATTCCATGAAGTCATCATTGGTGAGAACCGAGATATGTTCTGTGCATTGTAGATCAGAGTCTTCATGTCCGTAATGTAATACTTCGTGTCCACGCTCGGTCATCATCTTACCGAATTTGACTACCTTTTGGGTATAAGCGCAGGCATTGAATTCCTTGGAACTTACTGTGTGAGGCAAGCCAAGGATATGGAATCTGAATTTATCGTTTCCGATACTCATAAGTTTTGGAACTGAATTTCATCTAGCATATCTGATGGATCTCTATCGCCATTTGCCATAGCCTCAATCCATCTCGCGGGGTTAATGGTAGCTGTGTGCGCCCATCCTTCACTTGTCAATTTTTCCTCATGCGCTTCATCTACTGTTAAGCACAATATCTTTCCTTCTTTGGCGTAGATAAAAAGGAATGGTGCTGTAATTATTCTCATAGGTTGTTTAGTATCTTTTTAGCCCAATCTGGGGTGTCTTCTGTGACTGATCCAGTCCAGACAACATTTGGTTCTATTTCTTTTTTCTTTAGGTAGTTTCGGTTGGATAAGACAACAATGACTTCGTTGGTTGTGAATCTGTATCCGCACTCACAAGCCCTTCTCCTCATTACTGTCTTATCAACCTTCCTGCTATTAACTACTGCCGTTAGTTTTCCGCATTCTGGACAAGTCATTTTTTATCAAAAGTAGGCATGAAAGTAGCCTTCTTAATTCTGCGTTTATCGAAAAACTTATCGCAGGCTCTGCCGATTTCTTTTGAGTTTAATGGGTATTTCCATCCTACTCTTCCGTCATCATTAGATAAGTTCTCTGTGTTATTCTTACCATTTATTTTCATTTCATTGACTTGCTACCACGGCAACGCCATTTCTTTCTAGATAGGTTATTTGGAGAATTAGGATCACTTTTCCAATCACCTTTAATCTTTGCAGAACGGGCACAGTAAGCATCGCCCTTGGCCGTTCCGGGCCTAATGCGATCACCGCCATCTTTAGCTTTACCAGCCTGCCCATACTTAACAGTCTTTGTCCTGCCAGTCTTTGGGTTCTTTACTACCTTTGTGAATCGCTTTTCCATAAGTTATATTCCGTAGGGCCATTCGTCCCAATACCATCTTTTAAGTGTCATTTCTTTTTTGCAGTTTTAGCTGATTGCTTGAAGGCTTTAGCGGTAGGTGCGCCTTTGCTTCCAACCTTCCTCATCTTCTCGCCGCTGCCAGCTTCGATGCGTTTCCGTTTAGCGTTAATGTTTGCGTAGAGTCCTTTTTTCATAATTACTTTTTCTTAGACATTCCTGCGCGTGAAAGTGCGATAGCCACGGCTTGTTTACGGCTTTTGGCCATAGGTGCTTTCTTCGGGCCTTTAGGGTCAATACCAGCCTTCAGTGTGCCAGCTTTGTATTCTTTCATTACTTTAGCCACTTTCGCGGCTTTTCCTGCTTTGGTTGTTGGTTTTTTCATAGTGCTTCTATTCCATCCCTGAGTAGTTTGAAGAACAGTTCGGCAGGGATTGTAACCTTCCAGTTCTTATTGTTTTTCTTATGAGCTACTGCCCACGAAATGCCTTTAGCATCTCGCTCTGCTTGCTCACAAGCCTTATCTAAATTCAAGTTCTGAACGTGCTTTACCTCAAAATGGAGTTTACCTTTGAGTTCTTCGCAGATGACGTCCGGTGAGTCTTGACCTCCTGCGTGTTGCTGTCCACGCTTGGCGGTGAATCCTTGAGCGCGCAGTTCATCACGCCATTGACGTTCTGCTCTTGCTCCTTTAGCTCTTGAGTTGATCATTCTTTTACAAAGACTCCATTTGGCATTAGCGTCCCCTTGCGATCTTTAATCTCGTTGTATGCGAGTTCCAAGCATTCTGTGATTCGGAGGTTTTGAATCTCGCAGAAGTTGATTAAGCATACTAGGACATCACCTACTCCGTCCTCGATCCCATCCATGTCTCCCTTGTTGAAGGCGTCAGCCAGTTCTCCCATCTCGGCAATTGCTTTGAGCAGTTGGCTGTTAGCTGTTCCATTCTGGATGATGCAACGATCATTTGCCCACTGAACAACTGCACGTTCTAGCTCTTCGTATGTATGATTCATAATTTGTTTTTTGTGACTTATTAAGGAAGTAGACTATCTATATCTTGTGTTTCTGTCAATACTTTTGTTTCAGAGAAATACTCATGGTATATTTTCATTCCTTCACTCCAGTAATTATCTGCGATGCAATATCTTTCTTTGTCAAAAGACTCCCAAATCGTCAGAGCAGCCTCCATAAATCTTGAGGCTTTTGCGAATGCTTGGTCAGTTGTCATCAGTATACCTCCTCTAGTTTGGAAATGTCACCACGCATGATGATTTGCGTTGTGTAGTTCTTTGCGCCTCGGCGGTTTTTCTTAATTGTTAGCCTGCTCTTGTCCTTGAAGTGTTCGATATACACAACTTGGTCAGAGTGCATACCAATCGCACGTGATTCGCGCAGTTTACCCTCATCATTTAACTGTGAAGCTGTAAGCATGATCGAGTTATTTCGGCTTGCAGACACCTTTAACCGCCTTGCAATCTCTGAAATCTGCCCTTCTCGGTTATCAGATCCGTCATATGAGATGATTTGCAGGTAATCTACAACAATCACATCAGCACGTTTTTCGCCTGTATATCGGTTGATATTAGCCACAATTTCATCAATTTCATCTACTCCATCAACTATTTCGATTGGTAATTGGTGCAATTTTAGTAGTGCTGCGCTGATTGCTTTCAGTTCTCCTTGGTTTACATTCTTGTATTCCTCTGGTTCTCGGATTGGATAACCTGCCAAGTTGCAAGCCATGCGAGTCAGGATGTCTTTTGCTTTCATTTCCAAAGAAAAGAACAAGACTGACTTCCCATCCAGCAAGTTGGCTAGGGCTGCTTGGACTAGGTAGATTGATTTTCCACCTCCCGTCTCAGAGGCTACTGTCATCATCTCACCTTTGTGCATTCCACCTTTGAGCGCACGATCTACTTTTGTCATTCCAGTAGTAAAGCATTCGTTTACCGCTTTACCTTCCATCTCATCAATGATCTCGATGATCAGGTCTTTGACTGGTTTGACTTTTGTTGTCCGATCTTCGGCGCACTTCATTATCGTTTCCGATAACGATCGTAAATCTGCCTTGCCAAGACGAAGATCATGCTCGGTTTTCTCAAACAAAGAGATAACATCGCGGTATCCCTTCATCTTGTGAAGACTCCTCCGGTAATCGTCTGCCATGTCTTGGCACACCTTACCGGATGCGATCTTCATTGTAGCGAGGATGTCATGGACTGCGTGTTCTCCTCCAGCCGCTTCTAGCTGTCCTGTGGATTCAAGCTCTGCAACGGCGGAGAATTGACAGCAAGTGCCTGTCCGCTGGTGAACCCCTTGGAGAGCATTAAAGATGATCCTGTTGGCTGGTAGCGCGAAATAATCGGCATCCCACGTTTGTTGGGAAAGGATGTTTCGGTCGGTTGCAATCAACGACAATGCCGCTGACTCGCTCAAGTTTGCTATTGGGACTTTTTTCATGGTAGGTTAAAAATCGGCGAAACGTTCTGGTTTGGTAGTTGTCTTTGGTTTCATCCATTCAGCTTTGAATCCCTGCCATCCACGCGTGACGCATTCAGTCAAGGCATCCTCCAAAGTCATCATAGCCTTGTCTGCTTCACTCAAAATCCCAGCTAACGCAGTTTGCGATAGCGGAGCGCGTTTGGCTTTACGGAGAGCGATGAAGTCATCCCAGACTTGCTCGCTTACTCCATTTGGTCGGGTGACCAAACAGAGTTTTTTAGTTCGTGGGGGGGCTTCGCAATGGGGGGTCTTTTTTTTGCCATCGGCAGATTTCAGTTCGGCGGTAGCTGAACCCGAAGCGTTAGCTTCATGTTTGGAGGTCTGGAAAAGATTTGGTTGAGTTTTATCAACCGAGGAATGCGAGGCCATTGCCGAGTTTTCCTCTTCCCCTTGAAAAGGGGTTAGGGGTTTTTGTTTCTCTGTTTGTTTCTCTGTATATTGTTTAATATGACGCGCACGCACGGAACGGGAAGAATCTTCCAAATGGTCTGGAAGAATCTTCCAAATGGATGTGGAAGAATCTTCCAAATGGTCAGCCCTTTCAGAAGTCAAAATTGTGAGTGCAGATTGGCTTATTGTGTAATACTTCATTGCCTTTCCAGACTGCAAATCGAACTGCTTTGACTTAACCAATCCCATAGATTCAAGCGTCCGAAAAATCTCGCCGATTGTTCTTGTTGACCAAAACGGAAACGAGAATTCGCGCCATTGTTCAGCCGTGTTAAAAATCCAACGCTCATCATCAACAACCTTTCCGCATCGCTTTTGTCCGCACCAATACCTTAAAGTTTGAAGCACAATTGCTTCTGGTAACCCGATTAACTTTGCCAACGTTGGCTGAAAGACGATGGGCGTTTCGTCAATCAATAGATTTGATTTGCTCATTTAAAAAAAGGCGGTCACTTGTAGCGGCAGAATAAACTGGCGAACTGACAGATGAGAGTGGTGGAACCACTACAAGCGACCATATATTTTATTGTTCAATTTATTTTTATTCTATTGTTACCTTTTACTTCGGCTCTCACCCCGAAGGCGTGATTTCTCACACGCGAAAGAAACTACTAGATGTTGTATTCGATGTCAAGCATCTTTTTATCGGAACCGATAATTACTCTAGTTCAATCGTATTGATGTTTCCAGCAGACCAATCCTCTAGTTTATCTGTGAGAATTTCCCAAATGTCATCAGCATCGCTTTTGTTTTTACATTTGTAGATTGAGCGGCGTTCTCCGATGCCTTCATTAGCGATAATAAAATCACACTGGATGATAGTATTGGAGTCATATCCGCAAGCGACAACGATAGAGGTATTGTTTGGCTTCAGAGCCATCATCAAAACGCCTTCATCATTTTCGTATGTAGCAACGAAAGGTTTTTCAAGCGCGGTGGCTAAAGACATATTTGTGATAAGGACAGTCTTTCTGACAGTGGCTATAAGTTCTTCTGTAAATGTATTGTTTTTGTTTGTGTTATCCATAAGAGACAATGCTATCAAAAATGTGTTGACTTGTCAATAGTTCTGGTTTAATTTCATTTAAATGAAACATCCATTAGAAGAAGCATACGATAGCTGCATGATGGCTTACGAGCAATCACGCACAGTTCGTTCTATTGGACGGAGGACTTTCGCCCAACAACTGCGTGAGACTCGCAGGAAACTGAACATGACTGTCAGGGAGCTAGGTGAAAAGATCGGCGTGACTGGATCTCTCATCAATCAGATTGAAGTAAACTCCAAGAGCATTCTAAAAAAAGAACAAGTAGAAAAGATCATAGAACTATGCGTGTCTTCCTTGAAATCGAAGAGGGGAAATACAAGCTCCGCGTCAGTCCATACAGAGCAGAAACTCCAAGTCCCATGCACCAACGAGGAAAGCCATTCCCAGACAGCTTCAAGTCCGAATATGAAAGCATGGAGTTGGCCGCCATCGGACTTCAAGAACTAACTGAATACTTTCAATGCTACGAAGAAAAACGCCACTTAAAGCCAAGACGGGGTTCAAAAAAAGAGGTGGCAAGCTGAAGTCATTATCAGGTTCAAGGAAAGTTAAGAATGCAGACTACGAAAAAGCAAAAGCAGAATACTTCCAAGAGAAAAACTACCAATGTGAAATATGCAACCAAGCCGCAAGCGACCTGCATCACAAAAAAGGCAGAGGGAAATTCTTGTGTGATAAGTCCTCTTTCATGGCTCTTTGCCGTCCGTGCCACAACCGCTGCCACCAAGAAGTAGGATGGGCAAGAGAGAATGGATATATAATTTATGACTACAAATAATACGTTTGAGGCTCGCGTTATCTGCGAGGGAACCGAAGTGGATGAGAATCAGTATAAGATTCTTTTCCGTCAAAAGTTCAACCAATGCTGGGTTCCCAAAAAAGAAATCCGACTAAAGGAAACGCTTGGACATCTCTACGGAGAAAAGATTATCCGAATCGTGATTCCAGAAGAGTTAGCTAACACGCTGGAACTTGAAGGAATTATGGATTAAAACAATTTTGCAGGCAGGTGTAATAATTACCGGATGAGTGGTTACGGCCACCACATCGAACTGGGGGAACGCTGGGTCGTTCATAAGTTTGGCAACCCCCATCTGAAAAGGGGATGCATACCCGTCCCTGCACTACCAATCTCCATTATCATCTGATGAGTAAGCATCGTCATCAGAGAATACTTCAACTGGCTTTTCTTCCCGCGCCCAGAATCTGTTAGTCGGAACAACTTTATCGTTTCCGATAAATACAAGTCCATACCTTCTAGCCATCTCTAGGCAGTAAAGGTAACTATCCGCTAAGTCAGGAGAGAATCCAGTTCGACCCTTGAAGTCATCTTTAGTCTCTACAGAAATCTTCTTAGACTTAATAGTATATCTGCGAAGGCAAAGTTCACGCGCTAGATCGGAGCTAGTATCTACACCATAGAGAACCCTGCTCTTGAATCCATGATAGGCTGAATACCAATATTCAGATACCAACCTATCGTAAACATCCTTACATGGTCGTTTATCAACCTCGGCGGCGATACGTTCTGTAGGCTTACCCATAGAAGAAATAAGCGCGATTCCAGAACCAGTAGAATCAAATCGTAGCCACTCACGAATAATAGCCTGACCTACTCGTCCACCATCACCGGAAACGTCCATGCCAAACTTTGCTGGCTGAACACCAGCCGATCTGCAATAATTAACAACCTCAGTAGCAAGCTGGATTTCAAACTCAGCAGCAGCATTTGCTGATAGCTGAATAATCTTTTGGCTCTCAAGATACATAACGCGATTTCTAGTCCCGCGAATGTAACCTAGCTTTGCGATAGTGAGAACGCATCGGTCACCACCAACTGTAAATGCCGTATCGAACCCGGCTACTTTGGTAAACCCTTCCGAATCCCAAAGCGGTTCTTCGTTGGTATTGGCATTACGGATTAGATCTGCTGTAAGAATGGTTTGAGCAAATCCAGACTTTGGCCACCAACCAATAGCGTTACGAACGTAGTCTATAGCATTTTCATCTCCATAGCACTGCTTGAGCATGATCTCTTGCTTCTTCCGATCCATGAGGAACGGGAATGGAGAAGGCTCATTAGCAGGCGCGGCAAAGTTAGGACTCCGCATACCATTGTAGAACAAGCAAACGCCAGTTCCTGTCTCCCATTTGTCCATCTCTGGATTAACGGAATCAAAGTTAGAAGCACCTTTAGGCATAGCCCAGCGAGTGTGCGGGTTGTCACCAGCAGATGGGTTACCAATACCAATGAATGTCACATCATTGTTTGCTGATAAGTTGACCTTGGCGGTAATTGCTCCTAGCTCCATTTCTGGCAACTCATCAAGGGCTAGCCTAATCCGATCATTCTTACGACCACGGGTGGTATCAATAGCCTTCTGGCCCTCGTTTCCTGACTGGAATGCAAGAGCCTTGATAGCATTCCTGTAGTCCTTATCCTCATCATTTGACGCGCCACCCCAAACAATCATGTGGCGATAGTCGATGAGTTTACCAAACTGAACGGCGGCACACTTCCAAAGTTTAGATATGATACCCCAGATACGATCTTCGGATGCACCCAAGGTGGTAGTAGCAACCCAAGACGAAGTGCAATGCGGTGCGGCACACCAATCGAGGTAAATCCAAAGACCAACAGGAAACGACTTTCCCATAGAAGCTGCTCCAGCCAAGCAAACATCTGTATTGTTGCAAAGCTCCTCAAGGGTTCTCAATAATTGTGTATTGGTATAACCGCGATTGTAAATAGAAACTTCGGTCGGCCATTGAAGTTTTACGGCATTGATGAAATGTTCGTGCGGAGATAGCAGTTTAAAATCAGAAAGATTTATATTATGTTTATTGCAATACTCTTTACCATACTCGCCTCTACTGATTGCGTAGCAATACAACTCAATACCAAGATCATCCATGTTTTCTGGGAATTGAATCCCGTAGCGACGAATACCCTTGTTTGAAGAAAAATCCCTTGACATATCAATAAGAAAATATATTTTCCGATAAAAGGCAAGATGAAACTGAAAAACAAGAACCTCGCTCCTGTTGGTGGCTGGTATTGGCGTTATGAGATCAAGCGCGATAAACTAACATTTCCTGCTATTGTTTACGGAAGCACATGGAGTAGCTTGATGCAAAATATTCAGAAGGACTATAATTCAAATGGAATTCAAGTTCCTGCAAATATTGAGCAAATGGTAGAGGATCAAATCTGCCAGCGGCAACCAAGTGATCGTTGCTGGTATAGCGATGGCATTGGAGATAAGATCGCTCAGGTTATTCACACTGTAGCGAAGACGACTGACAAGGTTCTCGGAACTAAACTGGAGCATAAGGCTCGCGGATGTTCTTCTTGCAATCGTCGTAGGAATGCTCTTAACTCGTTATCGTAAACGATAAAAATTATGTTATCCATCGGCCAAGACAACTTTTCACTTGCCACTCTTGATTTAGATGGCAAACCACCAGAAACACGAATCTCCAACGCTAATCATGCGTGGAACATCGCAAATCATCTTCGACTTGCTAATATAGGGCGAGAGAATAAACGCCTTCGAATCTACAAAGCCTATAAGATGTTCCCCCCTACTGGCTACAGCAAGCTCGCTGAGAAACGTCTCCCTTGGCAATCTGATGTAAACTATGGGCAGCTTGGATTTATTGTTGATAACCAGAAGTCCAGTTACTACGATGTAATTACAGAACGTCAGGCTTGCTGCACGATCAAAACAAAATATGGAAACGAAAAAGAACGACTCGTTAATTCCGAAAACATTTCCATCGCATTTGACCAAGCAATCCGCGAATGGCCCGGATACCTCTACAACACAGAGCAAGACCTTGAGGAAATGCTGTTGTATGGAAAGGGTATCGGAATGTGGGATTCACCAATGGGATGGATGCCAGAACACGTATTCCTATCCGACCTTCTCTTTCCAGACGACATTAGGATCGACTTCTGCAACCTTGAGGAGTTTGTTCGTCGTGTCCGTCTAACGCCATACGAACTTTACAAGAAGATCGAGAATCGTTCAGCAGCAGAAGCGATGGGATGGAATGTTGATGCAGCAATCGACGCAATCCGATTCCACCGCGCATTCAGCAATCACCGCAAGACACGTGAAGACTTCTTCCGCACAATCAGTGAGGCAGGATTCAACTGGTCGCTTTCTGTGAACCAGAAGATTGACCTATACGAAGTTTACTGGAGGGAGTTCGACGGCAAGATCAGCAAGGCAATCATCCTCCAAGACTACCAACCAATCTCTGATTACATCAACTCCAACATCAAGGGAGCAGGAAAGATCAGCGAAGATGACATCAGAACCCAGCATGGTTTTATGATGCTCAAGGTAGGACTATTTAATTCGTGGGATGAAATCATGTATATGCTGACCGATTCGGTTGGCAGTGGACTTTTCCAAGATATTAAATCCCAAGCTGAATCCGCCTTCGTCGCCTGCCGTCAGTATGACTTTACGATGAACTCTCTGGTTGATGCCGTTCGCCTAAACTCCATGTTGATGATCGAGGGCCAAGGCCCAGACGCAACGAAGATGTTGAAGCAAATGGAGTGGCTACCGATCAGCGTTATGCCAGACGGAGCAAAGTTTATTCAGAACCGATTCCAACTTCCCGTAGCAGAGAGCATGAGCTTCATGCAATTCTTCATGGGAGATATGTATAGGGGCATGGGGCAGTATCGCATCAACTCACCTACTGCTGGAGGAAAGCAACGCACAAAAGGCGAAGCAGAACTGGATGCTGCTGAATCAGCCAAACTCTCTGGAACACAGATACGCCGATTTAATGAGTGCCAAACTCTTTATTTCAAGCAACTCTACAAACGCTTCGTAAACGCAAAATCCAGCGACGATGGATATGAGTATGTGAAGAAGTTCTATGAAGTATTAGAAGAACTTGGAACTCCAAGAGAAGCCGCGCAATGGAAGAATATCACAAGCATCCGTTCTAACCTTATCAATGGTGCTGGAAGCCCGTCATTCAAGCTGATTACCGCAGAGAAGTTGCTAAACATTACGGCAATTACTCCAGCTAACGAAGGTCAAGAGAATGCAGTTAAGGACGCAATCGCGGCACTCTCTGGCCGGGATAACGTAGCCCGTTACCGGAATACGAAGGTAAGTAAGATCGACGATACCGCTCGCATCATCGGATTTGAGAACGCTGGAATGACTGATGCCTTTGTGAACCCAGCTAACTTCCCTGTGCTTCCAACAGATCCGCATATCGAACACGCGCAGGGTCACTTCCAAGATTTGGTAATGCAGTTGCAGATGAATATGCAGTCTGTGCAAGCAGGTCAACCGAATATGGATGACCTTGCATTGGCAATGCGCTCAATCAAATTCAAGGGTGGGCACATCATGGCTCACGTTGAGTATATCAGCAAAGACCAATCCAAACAGGACTTCTTGAAGCAATTCATGCAGGGAATGAACGAGGCACAGAAAATGGCTGATGATCTTCAGTCTGTGTATGTGGAGATGGCGCAGGCCGAAGCAGCAAAAGGCCAACCAAACTCCGAGGAAGATGTCAAACTCCAATACCTCGCTGCCAAGTCCGGTATCGAAATCGACACCAAGAAGAAGCTCGCCGACATTGCGATTGGAAAGGCTTCTATCAGTCACGCCCAACGCACCGAGCAACGCAAGGAACAGGGTATCACTCAGCTCGCTCTTCAGAAGGCCAAGGCTCGCGCCGAGATTCAGAAGGCAAAAGGCAAGATGTCAGCAGAGAAACCAATGCAAGAAGAGGTAGAGATGGAAGAAGAGGAGCCAGAGGAAATGGAAGAAGAAGAAACCGAAGAGGTTGAGACTCCAGAAGAAACTGAAGAAGTTGAGATAGAAACTACACCGACACCAATGCAACCACAATGACAACCGAAAAAGTAAAATCCCTATGCGCGGCAATAACAGCACACGAAGATTGGAATAAGCTGCAGGCTTATCTACTACTCAACGTAAACCCACCAGAAGGAGTAACAACGCTTATCCATGCAATCAAAACTATTGATGCTATTGGAACAGAGGAACAAGGAGCATTCAAAAAAACCAAGCCTTCTTCAAGAACTAAAGAACCTAAAGAAAGCTCGATTGACCCAGACCTCGACGAAATCTAATTTATGCCAGACACAGACAACACAGCAGAAGTAATCGCAGAACTGAAGTCTAAACCTCAAGTTCCGATTAAGGGCAATACATCTGACTTCCTAAAGAAGTTCAGCAAACAACAAGCTGACGATGGCAAGCCTAGTGCTACCAATGTTGGTGATCCTAACCTTGGAATTCCTAAATACAATGAAGAAGAACCTCCCGAAGAATCAACCGGAGTTACCGAAGCTGAAATCACGTCTGAGAGGACAGGTAAAAAGAAAGGATTCGTTGAGCGACAAATCGAAGAAAATCGAAAGCTCAAAGAAGAACTGGAGAAATACAAGAAGGAAGAAATTCCTAAGTTTGAAACAAAAATCCAAGAACTTGAGCGATTGGTATCCGAATCGAAATCGACCGCAGAAACCAACCATTACCAAGACCAACTCAACAAAGCGATGCAAGAGAAGCTGGATGTTGAGCAACAACTATCAGAACAGATCAAGGATCTTCGGAGCAAGCTGGATTTCCACGATATTACGAGCAATCCTGACTTCAAAAAGAATTACCTCGATCCTATCAAGAACACATACGATACTGCGAGGCAGTTGTTGGCGAATGATCCAACGCTTCTTTCAACATTCTCCCGTGCTGTCAATGCAAACGCCTCCATCTTCAATGCGGCATCCGAAGAAGATCGTAGAGCAGCAGAAGCAGACCGCGATCAAGCGTTTGAGGAAATCACGAACTCGCTATCGCAATTCAAACAATACCAGTTCGCAGAGCAAGTCAACAGCTTCATCAAAGCAACGCAAAACCACCACTCTGCGTTAGTGAACTTTGAAGAGACAAAGCAGAATATCATTCAAACGGCAAAGCAACGCGAACAAGATGGAAGGAACAAGTATCTGAATCAATGGCGTGAGGGGTATAAAATTACTCAGCAAGAAATTGATAACGCTACTACTATTCCAGATGCTGTAGCTGAATACATGAAGGAAAAGGGAATCAAGTATGACTTGTCGCGTGATGAAGCTATTGCTCTTGCTGCTACGCAACAAAGCAATGAGCAGGCATCTGTAGAAGATATGAACCGCCTTATCAATCAGGGCCGTGCATATCAAAAGCTACAAGCTCAAATCAAAGCATACCAAGAGATGGTCAAAGAGAAGGACGATTATATCGCGCAACTTAAAGGATCTTCACGCATAACATCATCTCCTAGTGCATCGGATTCCCAGAAGCCAAGAATGAGTCTGTCTGAGGGACTGGCAGCGAAAATCGCACGATTCTCGCCGCAAAATCGAGTGACTGCATAGCCCATCATTCCTAGTTCTGGTTCATGAGCAGGGGGAGGTAGAATATTTTCTACTTCCCCCTAACTTTTTTTAAAATACCGCTTGACATATTAAATATGTAATTGCAATGTGGCTCACAAGAGATAGCCGAAATTATCGGAAACGATAAAATTAGGGATTCAGCCGCACTCTGGCTGGCGAGTTATCGACCTCGCATGAAAAACGATTTCTGGACAGAAGAAACTCTGGGTTGAGTCCAGCAGAGGAAACCAAGCACTCGCTTGCTATTCCTCTGTGGCATAGTTTAGCAGTGCAAAACTAAACTAAACAAAAATCAAATAAATCAATGAGCGATCAACTCTACTTCAATAGTTGTGCTGAAATTGACAGTTTCTTCCGCGAGGGCCGCGAGTATTTCAACGACCTCTATGTTAAGAAGCTCGTCACCAACAGCGCATATTTCACCCGTTTCGAGGAACAATCTTGGCCCTTGAATCACACCACCGAGCAGAAGGCTTTCCGTTTCGGACGTGGATTCCACGATCCTTGCACTCCATTCCGCACGATCACCGACACCTACTGCGAGACTGACTCTTGCGATAGCAAACCCGAAGTCATCCAACGTCCCGGCACTGAGAGCTACACTTTCGAGCTTCTCCGTAAAGAGATGACCACTGACTGGATTTGCGTTGAGAGCCTTCTCTATCGCCTCTTCCCCGCTGAAGAGATCCTTCAGTTCGAGGAGTCCAATGCCCGCATCACCAAGAATGTTCACGAAGAGTTCCTTCGTAGCAACTACATCGGTGGATCTGGACACAAATGGATGGGTGTTACCACTGATGACGGAACCTACTGCGGACTGGTTGATGATCAGTCTTGGTTCGTTCCAGAACACACTGTCAACAACGAAGCTGGTTACGATCTCTGCGCCCTTCGCGTTAAGATCGCTCCAGCCGATCTCAATAAGATTGCTTATCTTTCGCTTGATATGCTCGACGATGCACTCGTTGACCTCCAAGACGAAGATGACGCTTTCCGCCTTGATCTCCAAGATGCGACTGGTCAGCCTCTGCTGGACATCGTTATCCCTGATCCTCAAGTTGGCCGTGCGCTTTACTTCCAAGCCAAGCGTAACAATGGCTACTGGGATGCTAACACGGACTTCGATGAGCGTCTTACCCGTCTGAAGCTCGGCATCAATCGTATCATCGGTGACTACGCCTTTGGTTACGACATCAACGCCGCTCGCTTCAACGCTGACACTGCCTTCAACGCTGGTCTTGCTCCGTTCAACGAAGCTGATCCTGCCACTTGGGCGCGTCTCGTTCGCGTTCCTCGCTACATCAAAACTGTGATGGAACAAGGTTGCGCTTATGTCCCGAACAAAGCCTACCGCAATGCCGACTTCGGTATCTCGGTTGCTATGGTCAACAAAGCCATGTGCAAATGGACGATGCCTTCCTCGACTGGTTACGGCCAAGCCCAACAGATGACCCAGAACTACGCTGGTGATTGGGAATGGAAAAACCCTGATTGGGAGTGCAACCGCTGGCGCAAATCGGGCTTCTATCAAGCCCAGTTCCGTCTGGCCGCACAGGTTAAAGATCCGACCATCATGCATACCTTCTTGCATCGTATGCCGAAGAGCAAGAACCTCTATGGTTCCTGCTGCGAAGTGCAGAGCTACATCGTTCCTGAGAACAATCAGGACTGCTATAGCTGCGCTGGAGTAGGTGACATTGTTGTGCCTTCCTAAAGTTAAATAAGGGGAGGGGCTATTAAAGCCTCTCCCCGCAACCTTAAATAAAAATATGTCTAATAAACGACCACTCGCTTATGATCGCGTCAACCTTTTTGGGCCTGTCGCAATCAACCTTCTCGCTGCTGGAGATGCTGACCTCTTGGTTCTCAATGACCAAGACACCAAGTTCTTTCCAACTAGCATTGTTCTTGAAACCGCCTACGCTCGCGGAACCACTGCTACCGATCCAGTTGTGATCGTTGACAATGGAACGACTGGCGAAAACATCACTGGTTCACTGACCATCACGGACGCTCTTGATAACCAAGGCCGCTACAATCCTCTTGCGATTGCAGCCAATCCATTTGTTATCACTGGTTCCCGCAAACTCCGCTTGCTGAAAAGCACTGTCGGTGCTGGTCAAGCTACAGCTACTCGTTCCCGCACTTCGGGCGTTGCTACCATCGTTACTGCCGCTGCTCATGGCTTTGCCACGGGTGATGTCATCACGATTGCCAGCATGACCGATAGTTCGTTCAACGATGTGCAGGCAGAAGTAACTGTTGTTGACTCAACCACGTTCACCTATGCGAACGCTGGAATTGATGTTGCTTCTGGTGCAGATACCGCTGGACGTGTTGGCGCACTCTACGTGAATGCCTACGTTGTTGGTATCTACTACTAATCACTAATCTGGGTGGGGGAGTTATATTCTCCCTCACCCTAACCCTTTTCAAATTATGGCTTGCTTTACTGGACTCCCTTACCGCGATAAAACTTATCCCTTCGTTCAAACAATCGCTGCTGCCGCTGGCATTGAGCCAACTTCTTTCGGTTGCTATGATATGTCGAGCGATGCATCCAAGCTCTACCAATTCTATGTTGGACTCGCAACTATCGGTGGCCTCACACCAGTTACTGAAAATTGCTTTGTGCAAAAAACTGAAGACCAGCAATACTTCATCACTAACGAAGCTCTTGCTGCCGCTCTTAACCCTTCTTAATTATCGTAAACGATAACTCATATGGCACTCACTCAATCCTGCTTTACTGATCTAACCGAAGATCAACAGAACTATAACATCTACGAATCTTTGAAAGAAGTAGCGGGATTTGAGATTCCTGCCTACGATCAAATTGACATCAGTTACTATGGTTCGACTAACAATATTGCCACTGTGCAATATCTGAAAGACGGAACTCCTGTTGCAACCCTAACTCTTACCTACGCTGTTCAGCCTCCAGTTGCCAATGATGCTAATCTGACAACTGTGTCTGTAGCCTACCCTTAATATGGCACTTACATTCAATCCGTTTACTGGAAAACTTGATTTCACTGGCAGTCAAGCAACTGCTGCAATCGGAGCGACTGGAGCCACAGGCCCAAGCGGTGGCCCAACTGGAGCTACGGGAGCCACGGGAACCGGAATTGATGGTGCTACTGGGGCTACTGGCGTAGCTGGATTAAATGGAGCTACAGGCGCAACTGGGCCTGCGGTAGATACCTCTGCATTCGTTCAAAAGTCTGGCGACACAATGACTGGCAAGCTAGTTGCTGCTGCCAACGATACTGCTTCTAAACTTAATATCGGCAATGCTATTGGAATACCGAATCCAACGACAACAGTGAATGGAGATGTTTGGATCACAAACGGAAATAGATTGGGATACAGATCAAATTCCACAGTTTATAACACCGCAGCAACAAACTTACAGAATACTTTCAATCAACCGCAAGCATTTGATGCCTCAAGTGCAACAACGGCATTGCGCGTTACGCAACGAGGCGCAGGAGAGGCTTTGCGAGTTGAGGATGATACCACACCAGATGCTACTGCTTTTGTGGTTAGCAATTCTGGGCGAGTTGGAATCGGCGTAACGCCAGATGCAGCAGTTGCGCTTTCAGTAGATACTACTGGCATTAAGTTTGGAGATGGCACTATTCAGACTACTGCTACTATTGCTGGAGCTACAGGAGCAACGGGAGTTGGCGCGAGCGGAGCAACTGGAGCAACCGGAGTGACGGGAATTGACGGAGCTACTGGTGCAACAGGTGTTGCTGGTGGACAAGGTTCTACGGGTGCTACAGGAATCGCTGGTGGACAGGGATCAACGGGCGCAACTGGAACTGCTGGCGTTGATGGTGCTACAGGAGCTACTGGCGTTGCTGGCGCGACAGGAGCAACAGGATTAACTGGAGCTACGGGATTGACTGGTGCTGGTGGAGCATCTGGATACTGGGGATCTTTTTGGTCAACCCAACCTCAGGCAGCAGCAGTAATCAATACTGAGTATCCAATTACTTACAACAACACTGATCCTGATTCTATCGGCGTATCAATTGTTTCAAGTAGTCGAATTACATTTCAATACACGGGAGTTTATTCCATCACATTCTCTGTTCAATGGTCAAATGCAGGCAGCCAAATCCATGATGCAAATATTTGGCTAAAGAAAAACGGACTGAATGTTGATGATACTGATTCGCGTTGGTCAGTTGTCGAAAAACATGGCAGCGTAAATGGAAGAGCTATCGGAACAGTCAACTATGTTCTGAAAGTTCTTGCTGGAGAATATCTGGAGCTTTTCTGGCAGACCAACGACACAAATATCTCGCTTGAATATGCTCCCGCCATTGCTCCTGCTCCTGCAATTCCTTCCGTAATACTTACTGCGACACAAGTAATGTATGGTCAGTTGGGTGCTACTGGAGCCACTGGCGTTCAAGGGGCAACAGGAGCATCTGCCTTTGTTTCACAAGTATCTGGTGTTTACTATGTAGCTAAAAATGGAAACAATAGTGGAACCGGAACTGTTGCTGACCCATTTTTAACCATTCAAAATGCGATTAATCAAGTTCCATCTGGAACTGACGATTACACAATTTATGTTGCATCTGGAATATACGATGAAAATCTGACGATTAACAGAATCAACATTCACATCGTCGGAATGACTGATGATGCATTGCAGAATAAAGCTGTAGTGATTAGAGGGGCAATGTCTATCACAGCTACAGGAACAGGTAGCTTGTTTAATAATACGATTGTTTTAAATAATCTAACTCTAGCAAATACATCGACAGCAGGATATACTATAAGCAGCACTGGATCTGTATATTCACTTACTATTAAGAACTCCGTAATCGAACAAGACAACGCTGGATTCGGAGCAGTTAATATTGCGAATGCTACAAATGATACTCGCACATATTTTGACAACTGTTTTGTTATAGCAAATCCAGCAAATAGAAACGCAATTGATTTTTCTGCTGGCACAATTTTCGAGATAAGAGATTCGTTCTTCTATGCCAATGGATCTGGTGGTCTTGCTCTTAACGTAACAAGCTCTAATGCTTGGATTGTTAGCTCTAAGAACTCTGTATTCCAAGCACTCGGTAAAGCGGTTACTCTTTCAACAAACAACCAATCGACATCGAATCTTTCCTCTTTCGAGAATTGCACGGTCACTGGAATCCCAGCTAGCAGCACAACTGGTATTATTTCATTGGGTGGAGGAACTCAAGCGGCATTTAGCTTTACTCGATGCAATCTCAATAATTTGGCAACAAACGGATCAAGTGATTTCCCATACTTTGAATTCAATACTGCCGCGATACTTTTCTCTATTGGAAATATC